CCAATGCCGAGGGCGAACCTCTTGTATATAAAACTCCGGCATAATCGGTACGCAAACTTTGATTAACCCAACAGGCGAAAGTGATTGCCGTTGCGCCGTTATAGAAGGAAGTTCCACCGCCTACCGTTCCTGACTGGTTTGAGAAGACTCCAGAATACAAAGCATCACCCGGCACCAGTACCTTATTGAATATGGACGCAACATTATTGCTTTGATTCTTATACCATCGGGAGAAATTATTAGTGTTGTACTGTTGTGACACCTTAATCTCACCGGCTGTAACATAAGGGAAGAGCCCATCTATGTAGACTTTATTCACAGCATCGTTCGTAGAGACTGGGTTTCCTACCTTCAGATTGTTTATGGTAATTTGACGAGTAAGTTCGGTAGGCTGTACAGAATTAGTGGCATCTATGCGGGCGGTGGGGTCTGTCGCGCCACCGGAACTAGACGCTATTGCAGCACCATTGTACGTAAGAGAACCATCTGCGGCCTGCGCCATCTTACCGTTCCCGATGTAAATAGAATTACTGCCGACGACGTATATACTCCTGAACGGGAAGTTGGAAGAGCCCAGGTCCACTGTATTACTGGAGGTTGGGATTATACTGCCCGCAACGCTAAGCGTTCCGTTACTGATCAGTACATTGCCGAACAATCGAATCCCGCCACCAGCATCAACGGTGAACTCTCCTATGATCGAACTCGTGCGATAATTACCAGATGACCACACGTAACTATTATCATGTGCCGCGTGCGCATTCCATCCTCCAGCATGTGACGCTACTCCGCTCGCGGTAGTAGAATAGCCCTCTGCGTGCGACCCATAAGCTCCGCTGGCTACAGTAAAAAGCCCCTCGGCGTGAACACCTACATCACCACTTGCCGTAGTTGAATATCCTTCTGCGTGGGATGATGAACCGCTCCCAATACTTCGGTATCCTTCTGTGTGAGACGACATGCCGCTGGCTACAGTTGCATACCCGTGCGCTGTCGCATTGTCCTGGCTGGCTGTTGATATTCCCATCGCGAACCGTACCACATTTGTAATGTGCATCCCACCCATATTCAGATTGCCAGTCATCTTGTTGCCACCGTTCACCTGCAGGAAGTTGTTGCTCACTGCCGCCCCTGTAATCAGCCCCGCACCCTCTAACAATCCAACTCTTCCCTGAGCATTCGTTCCTGCTATATATGCCGCTTCTGTTCTGTTGCTTGTGGCAGTGTTCAAGGCTATACTTGCCGTATTAGTCTCAACTATTCCAACACGACTTTGAGCATTTGTCGCGGCAATGTAGGAGGCCTCTGTGCGATTACTTGTTGAGGTGTTCTGTCCTACTGTGGCAAAGCCATTGGACACTGAAGAGCCTGTGATCAAACCCAGCAGGCTTGCAGACGTTGCCGCCCTTTCGTTTGTCAATGTCACCTGAACAGCTGGCGACAGTTTTCCAGAATCTATCGTACCATTGACAATGTTAGATCCATTCAAAGTTGTTGCCAGATTAAAAAGATTAGTGTTGACCCAGTTTGTCACAGAGGTGGCATCTATAGAAGCCTGATTCCATTTCTGTGTCTGGTTCTCGACACCCACAAGACGGGTGTTAAGGTTGGTCACGTCGTTTGTAGAGGACCATGGCACCAGCACTCCTGGCATAACAGCATAGGTCGATTGAAAATCATTGGAGTACCAGACATTCGTTCCAACATCTGTCCAGTTGGTAGAAGCAACAGCCACAACCAGCCAATTCGTCCAAGTGTCTTCAGCATCATAACTTTTCTCAATGATGTAACTCATTACACCATCTTTGGGAGTCCAATAGACTTTCACAGCATTAGTCTTGCTTACTCCCCCAGTCCAGTTAATCCAAGTAGAAGATGACACCGGAAGGCGTCCCTGCAGATTTGTTCCACTGACACGATACCATGCTTGATAGGAACCATTAGTATAAGTGCCACCATTCGTGTTGGCAGAATTGATGCCTGAAATGGCAGACCAAGTGCCCACACTCACATCATTGTAGAAGACCGTTTTGGAATACGTTCCTGCCCCAGCAAGAACCGAAAGACTGATTCCCAACACCAGAAAGAAGGCCATTATCTTTTTCATATTCTACTCCATCTCTGTGCTACTGATCCATCAGGGAAGTAAAGCACAACGTCACTCCCGTCAAACTTCAACATGTTAGTGTCTGTGTAAATTAGATTCGCGTCAGCTCCTACATCACCGACGATGTTCTTAACAAGAATGGAAAACTGAATAACTAGCGAAGGATCTCCGCCAATAGGAAGCATCCAAATTTCACCAGTCATCTCCTTACTGGCTGAAGATCCCATTTCTGTAGTCAACTGAGCTGTTGCCGTGTTCACCCTGAAGCAAATCTTTCCATTTGCCACATCCATACTAGCCCAGTCGCCAGCCACATTAAATTGGGCATTGTCACTGACAACCAGATCCGGATGAAGGGGTTCATAAGAGTTGTCTATCATAAAGACCCACTCTGCTCCGACAGGAGGAGTGAAGTAGGTAGATCCGTCAGCAAGTCTCAAGTGCACCTTAAAGATCAACTGACTTTTCCTGTACACGATTATTGGTGTATGTACGATGGAGTTATTCACGTCCACTAATTGCGGAGTGTCAACATCCACATATATCTCAGACACTTTTCTTGGATCACTCATTTTCTTCCTCTCCTATTGACTTCCTATACGCCTCTATAAAGCGTCGAGCAGTTTATTAACACAAGTGCCCGTTCTATTCATTGCGACCTCGTATAGAGGCCAGGCAGGCGGACTGACAACACGTCTAACCCTTGTCAGACTTCGCCCACAATATATTTCTTCCAATAGTTCCTGATTTTGTCATTCTGGCGACTCTTGGCACAAGGTGAAAGTCCCTTTGTGTTGTCTCTCGTATCCACACACTGTGTCACCATTGAAATTATCCACATGTTCTTTTCACTGTCAGGCTGAAGTTGTTTCACCTTGTCTTCAATCTCTGCCACGGGTGTTCTGTCTAGCGGAATGAGTCGCTGTGGTTTCTTTTCTGTTATAGCAGAAACGACTTTAGGCTCCGACTCCTTATCCAGCCACGGAAGATTTCTAGGGCAGGAGAAGTCAACATCGTCAGGAGACATTGCTGTCCTGAACTTTCTTCCACCAGCTTTGTCACGACACCTTCCACAGTGAGCACCAGACTTACAATGAAATGTCTCTGTAAATTTGTTCACGAAATCACCAGCGTTCCTGATGTACAGCCACCGGCTCCACCAGAGCACGTATCACCTGTTAGGGTGTATGCCTGCTCCCCTGTTGGATCACAAGGGGAGTACCAAGAGACAACATTGATGTCACAGCTGTTTTCACAGGCGGAAGGACAATGAGTGCATTTTGCAAGTAATCCTGTCAAAGTCCAATATCCTGTAGCTGGAATATACGTTAAAGATACATTAACATGAGTAGTGCTGTCTAAACATCCAGAGATAAACCATGTACACTCCTCAGTAACATTAGTGACTGTAAGTGCCGACAGCACCATACAGTCAAAAGTTATATTGTAATTAAGTACCAGCGGCTCACAGCAGTCATCTGTACAGAGTTGACTTGTGGTGCAATCTCCCTCGTCACAAGCTGTACCTGTACTTGCCGTCACTCCACTGAAATGATCTGCTACTTCTGCTGTTAGTTTGTGAGTGCAGTAACAAGCTCCTCCGTACTTAACACACAAATTTGGGGTGGTGTAATCAGTGCAAACACTATGATCAAAAAGAGTAATGAACAACGCCTGCGAAATGATAAGATGACAAGTAGGATCGTCGCACTTGGTAAACTTGTGGTTAAGCCCAATACCGTCATCGTCCCAAACAGCTACGTTCATGGCATAGTTTTCATAATAAGGTAAGTCGGGTTCAGTAAAAGGATACTCGCCCGTAAATCCTACATCACACACTTCTTGATCTATGTGAGCGCTTCTGCTGTTGATCGCAATAAATGGATAGTGACTAGTGACCCACTCTGGGCCTTCAAAGGCGTATCCACAAGGTTGAAAGGAATCAACTACGTAGTCGCCAGCACCGGCAGTGACAGTTATTACATCACCACCACCTCTATCCAATGTGCCTGTCCACGTACAGCAGTCAGCATGACACTCATGGCTTTCTGTAGGTTCTGACTTTGTCAGGCATATAGTAATCGCGGCCTCTATTAAAGCACCAGTAGTGTCGTACCAGTCAAAGGTGACGAGTACCAGACTTGGCCCCACTCCGGGATCGTCTGAACCACACCAGCAACAATCACGAGTAAACTCACAACCTTCACTTAAAGTGGTCGCTTGTCTGTCGGAGTTCATCGAAGTAGGATTTATGTCCATCAATTCGTAGCAGTGAACACCATCATTTACTACCAGTCCCTCTATCACTGTAATTCCATAAAACGCTAATACGGATGCCGGTATGGCCAGAACATTTCCATTGTCGCAATTACAAACCATAAAGCAGTAGTAGTCTTCTACGGCATCCTCACAACTAGCGGGAGGAGCCGCTATCTCAACAGTCAGACCGGGAGTGATTGTTTCGTTTGTCGGCTCAAAGTAGTAACACCACCCGCTCCATCCATTGTAGTGCACTCGAATAATTGGACTAAATTCATTCGGGACAATGAAACCACTTCCCATACGAGGGTCAGTCCAGTCGGTCATGCCACAAGGCTGTACGCAAGGGATGTAGACACTCCTACAGCAACAAGCTCCCATCAACTCACCACTGGCTGTTATGGCCAGAAGTTCACCAGCACTATTAGCCTGTAAGGTCATGCGCAATTACTCGCTGTGGTTATATCAACCCAGTCCGTTGAAGCGTCTGCCGGGTCAGGTTCAGTCAAGAAGGTATATTGTAATTTCAGAGTGGTTGTGTTGTATCTGAATCCACGTATAGGCCACTGAATATCTCCACCTTTCCACAGAGCTTCTATGCTTCCAATGTGGGCAGGAACAGCACCAGCAGTAGGAACCCAAGTCACATAAGCGAGTGGATACATTCTGTCGCCTTGAGCATCTGGATATAAGGCATGGAATATGGCAGTGACAGCAGACGGAGCACTTGCTGAATCAAGTTCAATGCAAATATATCCCGAGGCTGTGATTGTAATTTCAGCACTCTTGCCGGAGTACATTGCTCCATCACCAGAGGCTACTGTCAACGGAATAATAGCTCCACCAATCAACGTCCTTCCACCACGCACTATGATATTGTTCAGATCCTTCTGTGTGACATTGTAATGTCGTGAGGAATCTCCACCTCCTGTGACAATGTCTCCTCCATACCAAAGAGGTTCCAAACTGGAGATGATGGAAAGATCGGTATCCCAATTCACTTTTATCAAAGGAAAGTAAACCGTCCCAATTTGAGAAGCGTCCGGGAACGTAGTCAGGAACACGGGCTCTACTGTAACAGCACTTTCATCCCTCTTGGCCATTATCCAACCATCAGCATTGACACCGGTGACTTCAAAAAGATCCTCATACAATTCAGATATTCCGGTGACTGCTCCTGTCTTCCCTTTGTTGCACAGAATAGAAGCGATGTCATTTGACCACCGGCCACAATGTACGAAAACAGAATAGTCTGGACTGGCATTTATGGCATAGCCTGTGAAGTGATGAAAGTACTCCTCGACATCTGCCGCATAGGGAACAGAAGTATTCAGGTTGCCTGAAGTGTGCTTGCTGGTAGTGCCCTGCCCATCAACAGCAATGGCCTGCAGACCGTTTACAACCTTTACCATTCGGTTGTATTGTGTCACACTGACCTTACTCTTGGTGGAGTTCAGTCCTTTAATAGGTTGGAATACTTGTCCACTCATTAGCGTCTCATCAAGTTCTTCAAGTCAGCTTTCTCATACAAGTAGACATGCCCTGCTTGGCCGTCGGCAAAAGGCTTGTCCCACATATTCTTCACAGGACGCATGACATACTGCCAGTCATCCTTTGTGATGGCTCCATTGGCGTCTTCTCCTTGAATCAGCTTCCAAGAGAATTGGCACTCCAACACCCAAGTCCTGACACCCCACTTGTCATATTGCGCTCCACCATTTGCTCCGGTGAAAAGAACACTTCCTATCCTGAAGTTCTCAAAGATAGCATCATTCACTTTACCCACAGAAGGAATAAACTTAGTAAGAAACCAAGTGTTCTTTGAAGAGTCTCCTGACAACTTTATGCTTCTGGTAAAAGTCCCGGCAGGAACAATCTTGGAGATGTGTACATCATTGGCTGAGTTTCCATCACTTTTCCACATCCAAGTAGGCATAAAGACATTCTTGCTTTTTGAAGGAGCAGGAATGGAAACAACTTCAGCCCCAGCTTGAAAGTTCCTCTGCTCTGGATCAGGAGTCCACGTCTGTTCTGCTCCCTGGAGTCCTTTGGTGTTGAAAGTGCAGGACAGTTTCTTTTTGTTGTCTGTGCCAGAAACGTGATAGAGTTTGGCATCTATGGAACGGCACAGACAATAAGCATCTGTTGGATCAGTGCTGAAGGGATCCAGAATGTCGGGCAAAGAGTCATTTCCGGCAGCGTCCTCTATGAAAGAACGTACTCCGTTGATGCCTGCATCTGTTTCCGTTCTCGACCAGTCTTCTCTTAATTCTCTATAGCCAGCCATATTATGCTCCTAAAGTTTCTTCCTGATCCTGTCCATCAATGGCCTTTGTTGTCTTGTCCTGTGCCTCTTTTATCTCTCCAAGTTTCTCCAGTTGGTCTTTCTGGATTTCAAATAGAGAGCCTTGTGCTTTGGCTTGGATTTCAGTGACAGACTTGAGGACTTCACTCTTGTCCTTCTTCTGCTTCTCAATGCCTCCACCTGCTGCCTTTGCCGCCTCAGAAGCATCTCCTCCACCAAGAAGATCTTTTTTAACCTTGTCAATAAGTGGGTCAATTATCTTTGACAGTTTGTCCTCTGACGCCTTGGAAGAGAAGGCATCCTCTGACCCCATAGCATCCCCAAAGGCAGCGACCGTTTCCTTCCAAACACCTTTGGCATCCGATCCCGTTGCTATATTTTCAAGTCCAGCATTGATATTATTTCCAGCAAACTCTGCTGTCTCTTTCTGCCAACCACCCATACCCATAGCCGCTATGATTGTCTTGAACACTTTGGAGCCTTCAAGGATCTTCAGCAATCCAGAAGCCACACCGGCAAGAGCACCGATAATTAACTGCAACACTCCCGTCCAGAAAGTAGCACTGGTGATCGTGTTGAATGCGGCCTTGAGAGATATTTCCAGCATAGAGGCAAGGAATTGGAATATCTTAATGCCGTAGTTGAGTATCTTGGTGAATCCTATCTTGATGCTCAACCACAAGGCCTCGCCAATCTGACCAGTCTTGAACAGTTCAATAATCACTCCAATAATGATGCCAATCTTCTGGCCCCATGCCGCAATATTGAAAGACTCCAACATCTTGGTTCCCATCTTCAGCAGTGGAGTCAAACCACTGACAAGGCCAGCCCAAAAGCCTGTCATCTTACTCTTGAACATACTTAGAGCATCGCTAAAATCGTCAAACAGTTTAGCATTCCTTTGCATTATGTCTGGCATGTCGCCCAGACCTGCTTTGGCTTTTCCTACAGCATCAGGATCAGAGAACAATCCTTTCAACATGTATCCACTACGGCCAAATACCTTCATTGCCGCAGCCGTTCTCTCAGCAGGATCTTTAATGTTGTTGAGTGACTTGCCGATCAATTCAAATTGCTCTGTCACACTCTTGCCTGCAAGTTCCTTTGTATCAATGCCAAGTTTACCAAGTTTCCCGCCGGCAATGGCCTGCTGCATTTTCATCAACGTGCGAGGAAGAGCACTAGCACTCACTCCAGCATTCTCAAAGGCTTGTCCTAGTATTGCCAGATCCTTGACAGCAACTCCTGTTTGCTGGGATATGTCGTAAAGTCCACCACCCTTTTTTATAGCTCCCATCATTCCTGTAAAGACGGAATGAACAGTCATGCCTATTCCAACTACACCGGCAAGAGCACCTCCTATTGTCAAAAGGGAGTCTGTAACAGCACCACCTATCTGGGTAGCACTGCTCAGGGCTATGCCTCGTGCCTTCTCAAAGCCAGCACCAAGACCACTGGTGTCTGCCAGCACATTGATGTAAGCATCGCCTAAAGTATCGCCTGCAGCGGACATGTTATATAACCTCCCACAAATCTAGAGACTTTTTACCAGTGGCCTTTTTCATCTTCTTTACTCTGTTTTCCAAGGCCTCTGTGTCGTCAACAGTTGACGCCTTTGTGTCATTCACTTGAGCACCCATAATAGAGGCCTTCATTTCCCATCGTCTTTGCACTGCCTTCTGTATGGCCATAAATTGAACATCTGTGAATCCGGCTACCACTTCAAAAGGCAAGCCAGTGTCCAAGACCATGTCAGACAGAACTTCTGTAAAGTTGACTGACGTGTTCTTTACTGGACTTGCAGAAAAGGGGCGATAGGCTTCTTGCCAGACCTCCCTGTCACATACTGGATAATGCTCGTCATGTTGTCAGCATCTTCTGTGACCAGTGAAGAGATGTCCAATTCCCTTTCAATGTTTGGCTGATCCTTTTTCAAGGCATCAATCAAAACCATCTTCACGCCACTGGGACTCTTCAAATAGTCCAAAGCCTTTTTGGACAATTCCCCACCAGCAGGAAGTTCAGTCATCGCCTTGGCAAGGAAGGAAGTTTTGTCATTCCCTTCCATTTCATTTGCCATCTCCCGGATGTGTTTCATCTGTTCCGAAATGACTGCCGTCTCAGCCTTGCCAAAGATGGTGTCCAAAGAAACACGTCGCACTTTCAAAGTCTTCCCGCCTAATTGAACTTCTGTTGCTGTATTTGCTATCTCATTGAAGTCAGCCATAATCCCACTCCTGTCTAAACATTATCAACGTAAACCCACTGACAAGCTGTCTGCAAGGCTCTATACGAGGTCGAAAGACACTCAACAAGGCTTTGCCTATATGAATGCCTCCGACCCTTTATAGGCCATCCTAGAGCGTTTTATGAAATTGCTATAGAACCTGTGAACTTGCCATCAAAGTCGTACGTCACCACGCCATCAACAGGATCGTTTATTCCAACCTTGCCGATGATTGCTGAACCTGTGAGAGTGATGCCACCAGTACTCTTGGTTTTGAGAGTAACGGCACTGAGTCCTCTTGTGGGCAGAACCGTTCCCTGGCAAGTGCCAGAGAAGGATGCTCCTTTGAGACCTTCAATGTATTCCTCATATCCAGCAGAAGACATACTGGTCGCATCAAGTTGCTTTACCGTTATGTCTGCTTTCCAATTCTTGACTTCCACCATACCAGATGGTCCAGTCACACTTCCGTCATGTCCACTAATCGCAGTTGTTGCCGCCATTTGTCATTCCTCCTAGTTTTGTTTATCCACCGATTTGAAAACGATATTCAACATAAGCCGAATATCCTCTTGTCGCATCATCTCTTATTGGTCCCTGATTGTTAATTCGTCGGGATACCAGCAAGGTGTGATTCGTCATAGAGAAAGTACAGAAATCAAAAACAGTCTCAAAAGCATTTACTGCCGCAAGCACATCACTGGCTGTTCCATTCAACGTGGACATAGTAAACTGTATGTCACAGTCCTGTGTGTACACCTTTGTGGCAGACGATCCCAAGACATAACTGACAGGAGCAACTACCGGAGTCACTACAATGTAAACTCCTCCCGACTGTTGAGGAGCCTGGGACAGATACATCCCGCCTGTAGTTGCCGCTCTCAAAGCAATAGAGCTTGCTCCTGATCCAGCATACAACGTGAAGATAGCTTTTATCAACTCATCCATTTCAATCCTCCATCAACATCCGCTTGATCAAACCTTTGTTCTTGCGTAGGGCAGGACGCAAGTAAGGTCTTGCTGACAACTGACCTCCCGGACTTCCCATTTCCAACAGCCACGCATAAGAAGGCGTGCTTCCTTCTGGCTGAAGTGTGCTGCCGACAAGCAACTTGCTATGCCCTTCTCTCTGGAAAGTGATGCTCCTCCTAAGATTTCCAGTCTGAACATAAGGCGGTTCTCCCGGTTTGGAATGTACTCTACCCTTTGTCCCACCAGAACCGGGAGTGCCGCCAGAACCAAAAGACATCACAATGTCACGTTGAAGCAACACACCGACCTTGTCCAGATTTCTTTCAAGCCTTCGATTGACTTTATCAATGACCTCTTTAGCTTTCCAAACAAGTTTAGTGATCATGCCGGCGTCCTCACTGTCATTGTCTTATGATGTGTCACGGCATCAGCAGCATTAGTGTCTAGGATGTTGACTACTCTGTAAGTCGCTCCCCCATAGACGACATTATTCTCAAGACCCACCACAGTATTTCCATCACAGAAGAACTTGTGTGTGGCCATGATACCAGACCGACTAAGTATGGCCTGCTGTTCGTTCGACAGTGTGTTGATCCGACAAGGGATATTCGATCCCGTAGTCGTCAAGGCAACAGACTGGCCTCCGTAGGCATCCACTGTAATTGTTCTGGACTGTATGTCCATCACACTATTGAGTAATCCGGTAAACATTAAAGACTCCCTTTAATCTGCTCAAGGACAGGCTTCCAATAGTTCTTGACAACATTATCTATCTGCCAAGGAATTGTTCTCCTGCTGATTTCTTTCCTGTCCACAGAAAGCCGATCAACATACGCTGTGTGCAGTTGATTCACCACATCGTCTGGATCAACCATAAACTGAAAGGCACCCGGGACGGTGGCATACATATTTCCCTTTGTGATCTTCCTGTAGAAGCCTATTTCATTTGCTGCCGCGAATGCTGGCACAATAGTTGGACAACCAGAAGCCTGCGCCTCCATGATAGGTAATCCAAATCCTTCTCCGTAGCAGCAGTTGAGATGAACGTCACTGGCATTGTAGGCAAGGTTGAGGTAGTCTTCCCCAAATTGTCCTGTGCTGTATTCCCACTGCGTGACGTAGAACACGCTGCCATCTTTCACTCCGTAAAGTTTGGCCATCTCTATCAGATCATTGCCACCTGTAAAGTATCCTGTGATGTCTGTGTGTAAATAAAGAAGAGTGTCTGGTTGTTGTTCGTGAAACTTCTTCCAAGCCTGAAATATAGCTTGATAGTTCTTTCTGCCACCGGCATTTGCTGAAACAACATTGACCAGAAATTTACCTTCAAGATCCTTGTTGATCAGTTTGCCAAACTCTTTCTTGGCTTCTGCTACACTGCCCATTGGAAAGAACATTCGAGAGTCGTAAGCACAAGGCATCAAGAAAGGACTGAGTCCAGCGTCCTGCAACATCTTCACACCCCAGTTAGTCGGAGCCATCGTCCACTTGCAGGCTTGAAGAGGCTTCACATTCCTAACCATCATTGGATCACTGTCAACAGGAACCCAAGCACACCAGTTTAATTTGGAAGCTATTTCTGGTGCTATGGAGAAGGCATCAATCCAAGAAATTACTAGATCAGCACCCCAGCGATCAGCGTGAGTCTTGACCATGTCAATTCCATACTTGCCGTGATGTCCAGAGTCGGGGAACAGTTTAATTCCTTCCCAGACAAGGGTGGTCAAAGGAGCTCCTGTCACGCAACTGACTGCAACCTCATGGCCGAGTTGCTGAAAACGACGCAACAGGAGCTTTGTCTGCGAGCCGTAACCTGTAGGAACCATAGGCGGAACACTGTGCCAGAGTATTTTCAAATGCTAACTCTCCTGTACTGATTCAAGTCGTATTTGTGATTTTCAATGGCAGACATGACAACACCCTTGGCTGTTGCGCGTAAAGAATAACTGTAGTCGCCTATGCTCTCACTCCGTAGATTGCTGTTGAGTTTTGTACTGGCAAGGCAGTCCTGTATAACCTGATTTGCTATCAAAGCCAAACCGGCAGGAAGTGTGCCATCTGAAGCAGGGCTATCAGAAGGCATCGTGTAGCCAGCTGTGAACCAAACAAAGATGTTCTTGGAACCAGGAGGAAATCCATAGCTAAATGTCGGAGGTGTTGTCCCAGGCTGTACTCCACTCATTCTGTTAGGCTGTTGGCTTTGTGGGAAGATGTCCCAGCTAGGGAATTGTTCGCTGTTGATAATCTCTATCTGATCCTCAAACAGAATCTTGACAGGGACAGGCGAACTAGGGACGACAAGGTCAGCAGAAGAATTGCCAAGAGCATCCAGACCGTACAAGGGTCTCAGCATAGATGTTGGCAGAATGGAATAGTCAGCACTGAGCACAGTACAATTCCATCCAGTCACCGCATTGATAGCCATGAGCATTGTGCCAATCGTTTTGTAAGTAGCAACGGGAAGCGTTGTCTGTGTCTCAATTCCCAATATGGAGACTTCTGTCAAGATGATATTTGTACCATCCACAGACACCGTAGCAAAGGCCACAGTAGAAGAAGGATTGCTGATCGTAGCAACAGATCTCGTCCCAACGCTGACCTGGACTAAGGCTGTCACAGGATACTCATTCAGTCGGAGGACAGGAGAACCTAATCCGTCAAACCACATCTTGTAAGAAGTGGTAGTAAGAGTGCGTCGTATGTAACGCTCTATTGCCGCACTGGCCTCTGTGATCAGAACAGAAATCAAAGCATCCTGACTGGAGTTGGTTATTCCAGCATACGCCTTGAATCTAGTTGTTGTGGTTAATGCGCTCATCGTTCTCCTTCTTAATAGCCTTGGCAAGCCTCCTGACAGCCTCTATACGAGGTCGCAAGGAATTAACTACACCCTTGCCGCCACCGGACTCCTCCGAGCCTTTCTCGGTGGTTTTACAAGACGGGCAACTCTCTATCATCTTGCAGGCTGGAGGAGTCCGGATCATGTTACTGCCTCATGGTTATGGTTACTGGTTTTCCTTTGATCAGATAAACGCGACGATTCTTCATTCCGTCATTGAAGAGGATAGCATTGCCAATGAGACGGATGCTCATTACTGCCACACCACCAGACAGAACTGCTGTGACGTTCAAAGGCTTCACTTCTTCAACAACAGGCTTCACTTCTTCAACAGCCTGCTCAACAGGTTTTACTTCTTCATCAGATATTTTGGTTCTTACCATCTTAGCCATGATTTACCTCGTGTATATGATAATCTGTCCGCTCTTTGCGTTGCCTGTATTCGTAGCAGACAAAGTGAGCAGATCGTTTATTGCTACCTTTGAGACGTTCGTCACAGAACCGTCTGTGAATCGAATTGCCGGAACGATTGTCGTAACTGTATTGGAGGCAAGAAGTGCTCCCTGTCCTGCCAGTATGTCAATTCCACTTCCGTCTTTCAGAGTCGCTGTGTAGGAACCTGTCGGTGCGATAGTAATGCTCGGATTAAAGACAATCCGAAGGATCTCACCTTTAACATAAGTGTCACCAACACCCAGCACAAAGTTGTTCGTTCCAGAAGTCCATGTGAACGTATTCTTCACCACTGGTCCAGAAGCGTCTTTTGTCTGAACCACTGTGCCAACGTCAGCAGACAAAGCCACTGAACTGGCAAGCACAAGGACTGCTATTGATTTGAAAAAAGTATTCACACATCCTCCTAGAGTAAGTGGAGAGAAGGAGTCAACCTTCTCTCCACCTTGTTTTCAATTACGGACTGGTTGTGACGCCAGTGAGAATGTACCTGCCTGTACCAAAAGGCGTGAAGACATACGTGTTGGTCTTCCCGTCTGCAGCGAGGCAAGTGTTGGTCAACTTAGCACCAGAAGAGACAGCCATGTTGTCCACTGTCAAGTTCGTGATCGCCGCACCGTTAATGGCAGATGCCGCAGTCCCAACTCTCAAGTTTGCCGCACTGTAATTTGTGCCAGCAAGCAAGTTGAGAGCGTTGATCGCAGTGCCAGATGGTGAAGCAGTGCCCGTGAGATTCGTCAACAACTCGCCGTTTCCAGCGATGTGGGTGATTGATCCATGGGCATTGATGACAAGACTAGTCTGTCCATTCGTCGGACAGTACCAGATCATGTCCCCCTGCCCACTCGGGCCAGAGTACTTGACGGCCACATCAGGACCGGCAAAACAAACTGACAAACCTGATATTAGGATTGCCAGTGTAAGCATTATTTTCTGGAACATGTAAATGTCCTCCTTAGTTTTCCTTCAAGGAGGCTGTCCGCATTAACCATGCTGTAGACAGCCTCCCATCCAGAAATTGTTTTGCTTAGTACGCTGTGGGCATGTTTTCGGCACCACGAGCATAGCGAGGCTCATACAATTCGTATATGAGATTCGATACCTCCGTTGCCGTCGTGATGTCCGCCAAGTCCAAGCGAATGTACTGGTTCTCTGATTTGAAGGTGTCAGAGTCTAGCATGTCAGCACGGACTTCAAAGATGTACTGAGCTGTCTTGTTCTGAATGCCTGCCGAGCAAGTTGCCGCCGTGACTTTCGTCAGAGTGTCGCCTGCCAGAACATCCTCATTCTTCCAGTACTCGCTGTATGCCAGCGCCGTTGAGCAGGTCGCAGTCGTCCCTTGTTTCAGGGTGACAGCTCCACCGACCACAGCCGCATTACTGCAAGCCACGTTCAGTATAATTCTGCACTTAGCATAGTTGCGCATATTGACACCATTGGCGGCAGTCTGAAGACCACCAGTTGCATCAATCGCGTCCTTGATCGTAATCTTGGTATTTTCTACTAACCTCATCGTCGTATCTCCTTGTGTGAAACTCCCTGCCTGAACCTACTGCTCCTATTTGAGCCGTCCATTTCAGGCAGGATAGTTTATTCTCTTTTACTGATTAACTTACGCTGTCGCCTTGAACTGGACAACAGGGCTGAGCGTCGAACCGAATGCCGGTGTCAACGGAGCAACGGACTCATTCTGACCATCAATGTACTTGGTCATACGGAAGGCAGTCTGCCCGAGGTCGAACTTCAGGTGAACGGACTGGGCAATCATCGGCCCGCTCTGATCATCCGCTATGCAATAGTCGCTGAAATCAACCAGCGATACGCAACCAGCCGTTCCAAGAGCCGGGACCTTTTCAGTCCAGACAATCGGATAGCCCCAAAGGGACTGACCGGGTTCGTTCTGTACGCCACCAGCGAACTGGTTGATGAACACCGGAGCTCCACCCGTGCCTGCCGCAATGTTGAACATTGGGAGCTGTGGGAACACCGTCTGGTTCATAATCCATGCAACGCTGTTCTTGTTCTTGATACGCAGACGGGCAAACATAGCCGTGCTGTTTTCGAGAACGAACGTAGTTGCATCCTGCCCTGACTGGAACGCTACCTGAATAAGGCACTTGGCGTTATTGATACCGACAGGCTGAGAAGCACCCTTGCCACTCAGGAATGTCAGATCTTCTTTCCAACCAATCGCTTCGCCGAACTTCGGAATGAGCCAGCTGCCGAGAGAAACAGGGGACCACTTGATCCATTCTTCGCTGGCATAACCCATTGCCGTCATCTTCTTGAGTTTGAACTCAAGTTGTTCGAGCTTCGGCTTGCTTTCTGCACCGGCAGCATTCTCATCATCAAAGTAAATCTTGATGCCACCGTATACCGTACCAGTGCTGTGATCAGTGTCACGCAGGTAAGGAATGCGGAGGAGCTGAGTGCCCATGGTTACACGATTCGCCCGAGGACGAACAATGCTGTTTTCAAGGCTGGTGTTCTGAATGAGCTGGCTTGCCGCTGAGAATATCAGATAGCCACCCGACTCATCATCTCCGACCATCATGCCATCGCCTGCGGCTTTGGTGATCAGTTTCTCAGAACGCTCCCTTGCCTTCATCAACAGCTCCGGCTCACGTCCGCCACGAGTTGCCTTCTGAACATCAACAGCAAACCGGCCAAAGGCATAGTTTACTTCATCCTTGGACAGATCCTTCGCTGACTTGGTGTTGCCGGGAAGGTATCCGTTCGTAGGATCCTCGTCCGTCATATCCTTCAGGGAGATGTGAGACATCTTGCTCTTAATCTCGCCAATGTCTTTGAGTGCTGCTTCGACTGCCTTTGTTGCGGCTTCAGAAGCGGCCTTTTCGATGGCCTTGGTAGCAGTGTCATCTGACTCTGATACTTCCTGACCAACACCCTTGGCAACTATGTCCTTGGCAGTGTCATCGTCCACTTCAATCACAGTACCGACCGCGTGTCCCATCCAACTCTTCACAATTTTGAACTTCTTCATTTGCTTTTCCTTTTCTGTTTGTAGCACTCATCGTGGAGTACTAATTAGTTAGTTTGAACTTTCGTCAGCTCCTCTGTCTTTAGACGTGGAGGATAGGTGATTACTGATTCACATCATTACATCAACTTGCCTGTTTTCCTACTCAACGCTTTTTCTACTGCTTCGCTGATTCCCTTTGCCAACTGTTCTGCCGTCGGAGGGACGTACAGCACTTTGACACTGGGTGCTGGTTCAACTACCTTGATAACAGGAGTGACTGATTTCTCTTCTTTCTTGGAAGAGTCTTTCTTCAGTCCCAAACTTGCCCTCAATTGCCAACCCCACTTAGCATGGGCGTCCTGTCTGTCAGCCAAGAAGTTTGCTATCCCCTGCTCCCTGTCCGCTGTGGCTACGTCGAACGCTGCTTTGATTTCGTCAATCAACTTCTCATTCACCACCAACAGATCAACAGCCAAGGCTCTTGGGTCTGTAGCTGGGTCAGGAGTCTCTGTACTGGCTGACATCTGTACAAGGTTGGCAGGAACAGATTCCCCCAGCTTCCTTATGTTCTCAGCCATAGGGTCAATAGCATTCCAAGCGTCGTCGTATATTTCACCGAACAGGCTGTGCCATTCTGTAAAGTCGGGACCAACCACATTCCAATGAGCTGTGTGGGCCTGAGCATAGAAGGCAAACGTGTTGGTGAGAACTCCTGTCAGAGCTGGGACAAGGCTGGATTCTTCTGTCACATCTTCCAATGCCTTCTCCTCTTTCTTTACAGGCTTCATCTTGCCCTTGCACCCTTCTGCCGAGCAGTCAGTCCCAGCAACAACCTTGCGCTTCATGTCACACACAGGACACTGACACATTTCAGCAACAGGCTTTTCCTTGGAATCAGAACCATAACCACCGTCTTCATCCTTGCCGTTCTCCATGCCCATGCCAAATTCCTTGATGATGACTGGGTGACCATTCCTTGAGAGGACTGTAATAGACTTCAAATGCGTTTCTTCTTTCTTTTCAGAAGTCAGGTCAAACTTATCAATATGCTTCTCTTCAACCTTCTTCTCCTCTTCCTTCTTGTTGATCACTTCCGGTTCCCAGCCCAACTGCTTGATCACCTTGTCGGCAAGACTGAACCCTTTGACAACGTGAAGCATTTCAGCATCAATGTTGCAAGGAACAGAGACGAAACTATGCTCCAGCAAAACTCCGCCAGTGATAATCCGGATGCGAGACTTGGCTGCAACGTCTTTGCTGAACTCCTTCCAGCTTGACTGCAACTTGTTGGCTACGGTGTCCCAGTCACGGTGTCCAGGCTTGGTGAATGTAGTGGGAACAATTCCTATTGAGCTTGCCTTCATGTGGCCTTGCTCAACCAAGTGCCAGACCACGTTGGCAAGTGTGCCTTCGCCAGTGTTAGCGTGATTAGTCAGAGCCTTGATGCCAAAGTCGTCTGCTTCGATCATTTCGTCGGAGCCTATTGGAAGCAGACTGTAGTTGTGGTTGACGAGGACGTGCATGTACTTGCGAAATTCATTCAGGTTCAAACCTTTGGGCACGACGATCTCGTTGTCCCTGTCCATCGTCCTCGCTGAAACGTACTTCAACGATTGCCGCTTGGAGCTGTCTATCTGGTTGACTTTGCTCTTCTCACTGTAGGTTGAGCGGTGCATTTCCAGATCGTCTGTTTTGATTCCTGAATCTTTTGCCACGTGTACAAAAGCATCCTTCAACCAATCCGGACTGAACTCTGCCATCTCTGCTATCTTTACTACCTTCTTCATGTCATGTCCTCACTTGTTTGTTGAGTATGATGTTATCGCCTCGTTCTTGCTGTCTGTAAGCCTCTATACGAGGTCGCAATGAATAGAACGGGCACTTGTGTTAATAAACTGCTCGACGCTTTGTAGCGCGTCCTAGAGCGTTTTACTCTTTTGCTATAAATCCTTCTGCTTTAGCGTCTTTGAATGACATGCTATCAGAAGAGGAATACAGTGCCACCGGAATCGCTGTAGCTCCTTGATCTCTCATATAAGCAAAACGATGCCGGCCATTGATGAACTGAAGACTTCCTCTTGGACTGTACTCACCCTTGCCCAGAAGCACTTCAGACACTTCTATGGACTCGTTGCCTTTGAAGTATTCCGCGAAGTCAGGGTAACGAGTCTTAATCCCACCCTCACCTTCTTTGCCTATATACTGCTGGTCATTCTTCTTGAAACCTTCTTCTGCCTTCTTGGTGTCCAGCCAAACTAAGCGGACATCCTCACCATGCTTGATATCGTGGACAGCTCTCTTTGGAAGGACGAAAGTCTTTTCTGACATCGTCTTGTCGAAGTCCTTCTCAGGAGCAGAGCCATCACCTTCTCCACTGCCACCTACTTCTCCTGGCCTACCTTCGTGGCCAAAGTTGCCTGAGCCAGCACCACCCTTGACTGACTTCTCTTCCTCTGCCTGATCCCCTTCCTCTGTGTCATCATCAGCCACTTCAGCATCATCGAACAACTGGCCAACCAAAGCACATCTGCAGTTAGGATGGAGTGGCGGTCCACCGACGTCTCCGTAGTTCTGCTCCATGCTGATTTCCTTGCCACCCCAGTCTATGTCCTGGGTGTCACCTTCCTCGAAGAAATTATCTTCCAACTCGACGACTGTGCCATCCATGTCAAGACAAAAGGGACAAGCATCAGCTGCTGCCACCCACACCTTGTTCTTGACGACTCCTGTTGACTTCCACGCCTCGACATGTCCCTTGCTAAATGCTCTGGCTGATTCTGTTCTTGCTATGCGTTCAGCTCTGTAACCTTCCCAGCCATCGTAAAGTTCTTCAACTCTATCAGACAGCTCAGCTATGGTCTCTCCGTTCTCCATTCCTTCAAGCAAGGCTTCCCTGAGAGTGTCAGCAGAAGTGGTGCTGATAGACTCTGCGAACAGAAACTCCTCTGCCTCCAAAGCGTCTAGCACATCCTGATCTTCTATCCACTCAGCGAAATCTATCTCGATCTTGCTGGCTTTTGCTTTGGTTGTTGGCTTGTGTGACTTCTTTGCCTTTGGCAACTTGACCACTTCCTTGAGTGCCTTGTCTCCACCAGCTTTGAAGATAGCCAAGATATCAGAGTGAACTGTCTTGACTATGTCCTTGTCCCACTTGTCACTGAGCTTGAACTTCTTCGCAGAGGCAGGAGTAGTAGGAAGACTGGAAAGTACTTCCTTCTTCTGCTTCTTGAAGATAGTCTTTATGGCATCACGCAAAGACTCTTCCTGCTTTGAAGGAGGAGTGCCTAACAGATGCTTGTGACTGTGGGTGTGATGGTTCATATCTTCAAAAGTCTTGCCGTCTCTCTGTCTGTTCTGATCTTGTCAGCTCCACCACGATCGAACCTGCCACCTTCATTCCTGACCTTTGGCTTGACACTGATCTTGATAGGCAGACCAGCAAGTGTAGGATGTATGTGATGTCCTGCCACTTCCATGTTCAGGTTCTTGTGGTTGAACTTCTTGCCAACGTCCAACGCCTCGTCTTCAGCGTTCTCTGTGTCTCTTTCGTCTTCAGAAGAAGAAGCACCACCAGAGGAGTCGGTCTGCTCTCCGTTCTGATTCACTTGTTCCTGTCCAGGGATGGCTGGCTTTTTCCCGCTAGCATCTTCCGGAGGAGTTGTCGTGCTCCCTAGTGGTGCAATTCCAAATGGAGCCAACGGCACATCACCCCAAGCTACTGGGTCTAGGCCGTCTCTGTGTCTGATCTCATTGATTGTAGTCTGGTATGTAGCAAGCCTCTGTGTGTCTTCACTGTTCTGTAGGACCTTGTCTTTGGGAACAGGGTTGTCAAAGGCAAGGAACAGTCTGTCGTCGAACATGGGCGTCAACTGCTCATTTAACTTCTGCTCTATACGTGTACAACGTGGCAGTGTGTTGTACATCGCCATATACAGGTCAGACCCTTCCATGCCAGACCTAGGAGCACGACTGATCTGTGAAGAGTCAATCAGTCCTAGTGGAACAGGGAACACGGCGCATATCTTTTTCAGAATCCAATCTTCACCTTTGTTGAAGTCCAGCTCATTGGGATTCCAACCAACCTTGTCTATCTCATAACGGAAGTCTGTGACCTTGACTTTGCCAGCGTTCTTGGCACCACGGAACATAGCGTTCCATTCACGTTCAACAGATGCTCTTTGCTGTGGGTCTAGTTCTCCCTCTGTGTACTTGACGATCAGGTCAGGCCTTGCCATGTTGTTCATTGTGGCGAGGACAAACTTCTCTCTCAGCTCGTTTGACTCTATTGCGTATGCTGCCGCCTGTACTGGCCCCATGCCATACCAAGGGTCAAGAGGGTTAGGATACTTGAAATGGATTATTTCTTCAGGAGCAAGTTCCAGCCTTGTGTCTGTGCCCCAGCTGTTGTTGTAACCGTACCAGTAGCCCTTGATGAACTTCTCTTTATCTGGAATGATCCTGACATACTGACTTCTGAGAACAAAAAACTTGGTAGGCACACCCATTCTGTCTTTCTCGATCATCCAGTAGGCATCGCCAGTAAGGTCGAGCATTATGGAAGTGAGTTCTTTTACTTCAAAACCGTTTTCCTGATCATTAACATTCTGTAGCAAATCAAGCAGTGGATGCTCTTCGAGTTCTTCAAAGTCCTCAGATCCAACTACGTGCTCAAGTGCCTTACACTGCTTGCGAAGTCTTTGAGTAGTGTCCTTGTCAACAGGCTTGGTTCTGAAGTTCTTGACAGTGGTCTCTCCCTTGCCTCTTGAAGCATACAGGCGAAGAGGGACAGAAGCGACACGAACGGCACTCACATTGGCACAGGCATACGTCCAACCAAAGTACTTTTGAGCCAGTGCTTGACGACTGACATCAGGCACCTTGCCATACCTTGTCATAAAGTCAATGACACCATTCGGCAGGGAGACTTCAGTCACCTTGCTGAACAGTTGACTGGTTGCGGCTTTGATTCGTCCAATTAGATTCATGTCATCCTCATTCTTCTTTTACCTGCCATATACGGAATCCAGACAGCCCACAACCTTCTGTCAAAGTAGGTAAGCAATCTCACTGCCAGGAACACCTTGAACAAAAACACTCTCATCGTATTGATCCACCACTATTGGGAAGTATGTTTGTCCTGTTGCCAAAACTGTCCCAGATGCTGTCATCATCCATCAGTCGTGCTTCTCTCTGTGCTTCCGACTCTTCTGCACCACGACTGACTGAAGGAGCCTTTGCCATATCAGCTAGTCTTGCTTTCATCTGTTCAATAGGTGACTCATTCATACGACAACTCCTGAACTCCTGAGCAACTTCAACATCTCTTCGCGTTCTTCTGGTGTCTTTGCCCGATCAAGTAAATCCTTGAAGATACTCTCAGCGTGCTCTTCTGTACTAGGAGTACTGCCAGCGTGCGGTGCGATTCTCTTGTAGACTAATTTGTTGAAGGCTCCTGTACTGGCGTCTGTCTTGTCCCTGAACTTCCCACTAGGAAACAATTCCAATTCTTCCAAGTAGTCTTTAGTCCACGGACGATTGAGTATGGCCACGTTGCCGGCTTCGACTTGAGACGCAAAAGGCTCTGCCCTGCTGACCTTATCACCAGTGACGCGGTCTGCATTGACTGTGAAGCCTCTGAGATTGCGGACAGTGGCTTCTGCACTTTCTTTGCCTCCTGATCCCGGTTCCTGTTCGCACCAGATCCTGACAGAACGTCCATCTAGTCTTGCGGTTTGTGCTATCCTTGTTTCACGTTCAAGAGCACCCCACTGGCCGGCAACACAATCAGCTACCAAGTAAGTGTGGTCCTTCATCTCGTGTATTAAGACACCGGCAGTCAGACACCCTGAACCAACTGAACCAGCCTTGTCCCAATAGCGAATAGACCTATTGATCATATTCACAGGCACATTATCCACCAGTCGGATGTGGGCTGTCTTGAACATATTGCCTGTACGTGGAACTGGTCTTTGCTGATAGAGTGCTGCGAAGTTGAACTCACCCAACTGCTTCTTTATGCCGGCCATTGCTTGAGCATTGAACAGGGAGGGCCAAAGGGCATCGCCTGATTTACGCTTATCGTAGTCGCTGTAAGAACCGACTGCAGGTGACTCGCTATCTTTGACTGCCTCAAACTGCAGGACAGTCCATTCGTGCCTGTCTTTATCGGCATCGAGAAGTCTGCCAGCCAAATCGTCGTGATGCCAGCGAGTCTGAACTAATATGATTGCTGAATCGTCTGAGGCACGTCTTGTATAGAACACCGCATTGTACCACTCCCACAGCCTCTCTCTATATGTGACACTGTCAGCCTCAAGACGGTCCTTGATCGGATCGTCAATTAGTCCAATATCAAAACCACGCCCAGTTATCCCACCCATGATACCGGAGCTCTTGTAGAGTCCCCTGCGTCCGACTACTTCAAACTCGTCACTGTTGCGAACACCGTCTTGCGTGGTTGTTCCGCCGATTCTTGTGTTAGGAAATATGAGAGGATATCTGTCTCCAACTATTATGCGCTGGATATCTCTGTTCGCTACTCTTGCCAAACCATCTGAATATGAAGTAGCGATTATGTTCTTGTCCGGGAGCTTACCTAATATATAGGCGGGAAACCTTTTGCTGATTAGTTCTGTCTTCCCATGTCGGGGAGGAGTGAAGACCATCAACCTCTTAATTTTACCCGCAAGCACGTTGTCAAGAGCTGACGCAATCGCCAAATGATGCCAGTTAATTCGGTATTCGGGAAACGTGTACTCAGTGAAGCCGATAACTGAAGACATCGCTTTTACGCGACGTCTGAGTTCTTCAACTATCTGAGTCTTCTTCACCACCATTGTTACTGGTCTCCTGTGCTAAAGCGATGATATCTGCGAGTGACATCTGGGATAAGTCTTCTTTATCGTGGCCACTGTTGAAGTTGATATTAGCTTGAGGAACTTTGCCTTCTGTTCTCTCAGCTACGAACGTTCTAGCATCTCTATCTCCACGAGCGGCATCGGCATAGGCTGCCATCAACATCGCTTCACGCATATTCTTCGGTTGATGTTTAGGTCCGTACTTCTTTCTCAGATCAGCCAGCAACCAGTCATTTACTTTGTTCTCTCCAATAGAACGCAATAGACCAGGAATGCATTTAACAGAAGGTGGTCTACCATTGGGATTACCTGACTGGCCCTTTTCAAACTTCTTACTCTTACCATGGAATCTATCTGTAGGACTGTTATAGATCTGTTTTGGAGGCTCTTTGATCAGAGCTGTTCCTTTTATTGTTCTGACCATGATTGCCAGTCCTCTGCTTCTATTTTCTTAGATTTCTTTTGAGTAAGTAACTTTACTTTAGCATCTATACATGGTTGATGACGTTCCTGCCATTCATCTGATCTGACTTCTATTAGAAAGAGACGTCCTTGGTCGTCTGGAGATTGATCTTCATTGATATAGGACTCGGCGTCATCTTCTAATTGAATAGAAGCTCCGCAAGGGCAATGTATGTTGATTGATTTCATAGTGGATTGTATAGATTAATACAGCTTACAGCAACGTGAATAGCATTGCCTGATTTGCTGTGGTTGAAAATAACTTTCTTAAGAAGTCTCTTCTTAAGGACTTTGTGAAACGTGAGACTGGCATGTTCAAAACCCTTGTAAAAAATAGATTAAATACTGTCTTTACTTTATTATATTTATTATATATATTATATTTTGTTTTAAGGTTACACTGTTCTTTTACATACGTCAAGTCGGGGCAAGTGCTGAGGCCTGAGGAATCAGGCAATAGAAAAACAAAACGTCAGCTACCGGAATAGTGCGGGACACCTAGTCAGGGTGACAAGTTAGTAAACAGGCCACTAGAGCCGATGACTACTAGCCTCTGGATAAACCAACAAGGTAGACAAGTTTTCCGCTGTGAGTCCTTATATAAGGGCGAAGCCTGGGTGTACAGAAGTACAACAGTTTTCTGGGGGAGTGAAATTCTCCTCCATGGATTCAAAGTCACTGCCTCCACGTGGCGAATCTGGATGTCTGTCAAGTGACGGACAACTGAAAGTGATAAACCCTATAGCACAAGCAAAAGGAAATACATGAAAAGCAAACTAACACTAGCAGTCAAAATAATGGGAACAACAGTTGCAGGAGCGGCAGTCACAAGATACTTTCTGCAAAACGCTGACTTCTCTACCATAATTGAAGAAGGTCAAGCATATAACATCTATAAGAGTCTGAAACCTGAAGTCACAGTGGACGACTACAGACAGGCTCCACCAGTTCATTTAAGAAAAGCAAAAGCAGTGGCGTTCATGTTTTGGAAATAAATCTAAGGAGAAAACAAAATGGCAACTACATCATACGAGCAACTGAATCGGCTGAGAGCTGTCTTGAAAGAGGTCAGAGAAGTTAGATGGGTCGTTTCTGATCTGAAGATTGAAAGGTCAGAAGCGGAGGACTTCCTGGGTGTGATAGATTTCTTACAATCGAATCTGGATGAAGTCCGGGCAAGTGTGATTCAAAATTCTAAGTAATGTGGGTGGACAACGGAGTGGGACTGCAAACCACTCCTTTTTAATGGAGGAATGGAAATGAGTTTGAATGAAGCAAGGAAGGATGTGAAGAATGAAACAAGGTGGCACCGGCATATCAGAAATTGACAAACTAAGGATGCGACGGAGGAAACTGGAAATAGAACTGAAAGGTGTGGAAAGCAAATCTTTTCGACTGAATATATCCATCCAGACACTTACCGACATAATCAGCATTCTGGAACATCCATCAACAGAGGAGAAAATAATAGTATGAACATATATGAAGCGAATGATATGTTGCATAAATTACATGGTCTGAACGTTTCTGTTGCTATCGGTGAAGACACTTCCACCGGGATACTTCACGGAACAGATTGTTTCGGATTGTTCTCTATTAGCAATCCGCCTGTCAAAAAGGATGAAGTCCCTGTCCCTCCGAAAGTGTTTCGCACTAAATTCATCAAAAGCATTTCAGGCCGGAACGTGATTACACTGGAGTTCCCTTCATGAAACAATTCATCCGAACAAAGCACCATGGAATAGATTACCACGCTGTCCATGCCAAATGGGAATACGATAGTGATGGAAACAGGCACTACTGTCTGGAAGTAGAAAACAGAACATATACAGGATCCATATCTGTAAGAAATGTTGTTGAATATCTGAATCGTGGATTGGGGGACATGGAAATGTCCTTGATCCACGCAAAACTAATAAAGGAGTGGTGGCAATGAAAATAGATGTATGGAAATGGGTTTACATTATTGGAATGGCTGTTGTATTTGGATTCATGTTCTTATGTGTGAACAAACCAAAACACCAGCAAAGATACCAGGCCAGTCTACACAAGGCTGAAGTTAAGTGGGCTGGAGCTATTCCTTATGCGAAAAACAAAGGTTACCTGACCTGTTCTAGGAGGCTTTCTAAATGACAATAAAAGAAGCTTCCACTTTAGAACTGAAGGATCTGGTCTACTGGGACAAAGATCTGAATGACTGGGGCGTAGTCGTTGCTCGGTCGTGGGACTGTATTACGATCCACTGGATGAACACGGGATGTCCCTGCGATAAACATAGAATAGCCTATGCTATCAGACGTCCAGAGGGGCCAGTGAGTTCCGTATTCGCATTTTCAATGTCATTGTGGGAAAACATAAATAAAAGAGAAGTGAAAGGAATATAAATCATGGCAAAGTCAGGATATGTAGAGTTTATTTGTAGGAAGTGTGCGCTCAAGGCAGAGAAGAAGGAACGGAACAAGACACGTGTACTGTGCTATTCATGTCAGCCCAAGTGTCAGGAGCAGCACTTCTTTGATGAGAGATCCATTGTCTATCACGGAAGGCAAAGAAAGGAACGGATTACGAAAGAAGTAGAACTTCTGAAGAAGCATCAAGAGGAAGTGGAAAAGAAGAAGCAGGCTGAAATTCCAAAAGTAATCATCCCTCCACACTTGATAAAAAACATACTGTGAAAATATGCGAAGAACAAAAAAACCTAGTATGAAATTCGTTCGCACCGTGAGGAAGGAAGTATTTATCATCCCTCCCTATGCTGTCGGACAAATCCTAAGCAAACATCCTTCATGTGCCAAACTTCTCATCATAAAAGAAGGTGCTCCATGGGTGTTTGATAGGAAGGTTCTAGTACTCATGGATCTTGACTCACTTCAAATCCATGATAAAAAACCAGTGGAGCCGAAGATATTGGCTGTGTTCAGATATAAGATACTTCAAACCTTAGAAGAGGATGAATTTAATCTTCTGATAAAGAAAGCAGTCAACTACAAGACGTTCTTCAATATCAGAAATGAAGACAAGAGTATAGACCTGTCACATCTATGTAATGGAGGAGATTCTATTCCTCTAAGTAAATGTGAAATCATTACGGGTGATGATCCTCGTAAATCACGTGAACTGAACATTGTGGGAAAGACTGTTGTGGGTGTTCTAGCGAAATGTCCCTTCTGTGGCAGGAGAATGAAAGTCAAGTTGAACAAAAACGACAGGAACTTTTTTATTGGAAGGCATAGACCAATAGGTAAGGTGAAGAAAGAAATGAAGCAACTAAAAGAAAAACATTCAAAGATGAGGAGGACTAGATGAAAGGCATCATAAAACCGACAATTACAAAACTAGATGAAGTGAAATCCAGACGACTGGACAGACCTCTGACTTCCTGCAACGTCAAGGAATTTCCATTAGAAGTCTGGCACCGGTTCGCCGCAATGGCAAAGATGAGGGGACTTAAGATCCCACAAGCAATGGAAGCAGCATTAAACAAGTGGATTCGTGATTGTGAAGCTGAAATGAAAGGTTCCTACAATTATGGAAAGGACTAGAAATCCCGCTGACTACCTGTATGACAAATACAGCGACATCGTAGCTTACAAAGTGTCAGCCTTTTCAAAGAAGACCGGACACGAGGCGAGTGAACTGGAATCACTTGCTCTAGTAACATTCATGTCAGCCATAATCACGTGGCCTGGGAATGCCGGTGGTTCCTTCAAGTCATGGTTGTCTATGCGGCTGGATCGATCTTTCTGTGACTATGCACGGAAGAACAGGCCAATGTTCCACGGTAAGAACTTCACGAATGAAGACGGTGAAGAACTTCTGGTAAACTATCATCAGGACTGGATTCCTGGGATAAAACTCATGTTCAAGGAAATGATAATGGATCTGTCTGAAGAAGGAAGATCTGTTGTTCTTATCCTACTAGACAGTCCGGGTGAAGTCCTGAAATTAAAAGGACATGAAACGCCAAAGGCGATAAGAGGGAAGATGGTCAAGCATCTGCGCCAGACAGGGTGGAGTTGGGTGGAAATCTGGAAAACCTTCAATGAGATAAAAGAGGTATTGAAAACATGAATACAGCATGGGCTGGAACCACTGACTACGGGAGGAAAATCAAGATTAAATTGAGTTCCTTCAACCCATACATGATTCGTATGGTCAGGACACTCAGTGGAAGACGGTGGGATAAGCCATCTAAATGCTGGATAATTCCCAACTGTGAAGCGAACTTAATGAAGCTAAGAATGATGAAGTCCTTTCAATTTGGAAACAGGTTGGCAAGACTTCTCCATGACACTTACAGCCATATCGTTTCAGATTCAGAGAAATACACTCTGACAATAGTCCGTCCCATTGAAAATATCAAAGGGTTGAAAGGCGGGAAACTCCGGCCATTCCAAGCATACGGTGTTGGCTTCATTGAAAGTAGAAACGGCAGGGCATTGATCGCTGATGACATGGGTCTAGGTAAAACTGTTCAAGCGTTGGCTTGGATGCAACTTAGAAAGGCCCAAAGACCAGCGATCATTGTCTGTCCCTCCAGTCTGAAGATAAACTGGAAACGTGAAGCTAAGAAATGGATGTCCCAGGAAGTCCTGTGCGTTGTCGAAGGTATGTGTAAGGGTAAGGGTGTCAGTTTACCTCCTGCGACCGTCTACGTGGTCAACTACGACGTACTGGCGTCCTGGGCTGGAACCCTGTTGAAACTTAAACCCAAAATCCTTATCGGAGATGAGATTCATTACATCAAGAATGCTTCTTCTGGAAGGACGATGGCTTTCAGAAAGCTGGCAAAGGAATGTGAGCATGTGATAGGTCTGTCGGGAACACCTATTATCAACAGACCTATCGAGTTTTTTGTTCCAGTGAATGCCATAGATGAAACACTGTTCCCTTCTTTCTGGACTTATGCGCAGAAGTTCTGTGGAGCTAAGTTCAATGGGTATAAGTGGGACTTCAATGGAAATATGAATCTGGATGAATTGCACGACATTCTCAAAAGATCTATCATGTTACGTCGAATGAAGAGTGAAGTACTAAAAGAACTTCCTCCAAAAGTCAGGTCTGTCATTCCTTTGGAAATAAGCAACAGAACTGAATACAGTAAGGCAGAAGAACACTTTGCAGAATGGTTGAAGGATAGTGGACTGCCGGCTGAATCCAAGAATCAAATGGAAAAGCTGAAACAAATCGCTGTCGCTGGAAAGATGAAGCAAGTGGCTGAATGGATCAGTGACTTCACTTCTTCAGGTGAAAAGTTGATCGTGTTCTGCACTCACGTTTCTGCTGTCCATCAATTGTATGAAGCATTCAAACCCATTTCAGTCCTTGTGGACGGAAGTGTGACAGGTGACAACAGACAGAAAGCTGTAGATGCATTTCAACGTAATCCGAAAGTTCAATTGTTTTTTGGAAATATCAAAGCGGCTGGTGTGGGTCTGACTTTGACTGCGGCATCCAATGTATGTTTTGTGGAACTTGGATGGTCTCCACTTGACCACGACCAAGCTGAAGACAGAGCCCACAGAATGGGTCAGCGTGGCAGTGTGAATGTTTGGTACCTTGTTGCGGATAGAACAGTTGAAACTGACATATTGAAAATGCTGGATGCGAAACGATCTGTTGTAACACAAATACTGGACGGAAAGAATATCTCCAGCAATGACATACTGTCTGATATGTTGAAAATGTACCGGAGGAAATACAATGAAGGATATAAGAACAACTAAATTCGCAGGGATATGCCCTCAGTGTGACTGTATTCTATCTACTTGGCATGAACTATGGAAGGACTGTGACCGGCCGGAAGCTGAAAGACGAATGGAATGCCCAAAATGCACTTTGGTCTTCAAGAAGTCCCTGATGAAAAAGAGGATCAAGCCAAAATACATTCGAACATTGTTCCCATGGCCTACGTACAATGACATGGTAGAAGAATTCAAACATCTGATAAACCTGTTCGGTGGTTTGAAGGATGAATTCATATTAGAAAGAAAGAACTTCTATCTGTCACATAAACAAATACATCCTCCAACAGTCTTCCAGGCGATCAAAGATGCTGCAAACAGAAGCAACTGGAATGACAATGAATATCTTGCTATGAGAGTGAGACATGACACCGGTAGAAGACCCTTTCCAATGATAGAACAAAAGAAAAGGAGTATCATGGAATGAGTATCAACTTCCAGAAGTTCTGTGAGGATAACAATATTCCCTACGCCACAGAAGGACACAAGCACTGCCGGCCAGGATGGGTTCAGGTGGAATGTCCTATCTGCACAGGAAATCCCGGAATGCATCTTGGCTATCAGATCAGCAAAGACAGATTCCACTGTTGGCGGTGTGGTGCTAAGAGTGCTGTGCAGGTTATCAAAGGGCTATTGAAATGTTCAGACCATGAAGCCTTACATGCACTATTCCAATACAAAGGCAGACCGGTTCTTTTAAATGGGAAAGAAGAAGAAGTCCGACATTCTGACAGTGTGAAGCTCCCATTTGGGTCTGGACCTCTTCAGGAGATTCACAAGGCGTACCTACGGCAACGTGATTTCTCGCCTAATAAAGTCACAAGGGCATGGGGATTGAAAGGCACAGGACCTATTGGGACGTATAGATTCAGGATAATAGCACCCATCTACTTCAAAGGCGAACTTATTTCTTACCAAGGACGTGATGTCACAGAGAAATCAAAACTGCGGTATATGGCCTGTAAGAAAGAAGATGAAGTCATGGATCACAAACATGTTTTATATGGAATAGATCAGATAAAAGGTGACATGGCCGTGGTAGTTGAAGGAATCACCAAAGTATGGAGGCTGGGTATCGGATCTGTGGCTACCTTTGGAACAGCATTCAAAATGGAACAAGCATATATACTAGCTCATAGGTTCAAAAGACTCCACATACTTTTCGATTCTGAGATAACTGCACAAAAAGAAGCGAACAAACTCGCAAACATCATTTCACCATTCGTGGATGAAGTTCAAGTCGTGGAACTTGGAAATGTGAAAGATCCTGGTGATTTGGAACAGGATGATGCGGATGAATTGATGCAAGTTTTAGGATTTCAAACGGACTCCCACGATGTCCTATAAAGGGTCAGGAGTAAAAAAGCGGGTAAGGGCCGGTTCAACCCGTTTGGACAACGCAAAGGAGTTGGCAGGAAGGTTCTTGGACCTGTTGAAAAGATTTTGGGTTGCTGTTAAGTGTATAAAACTGTCAAATGGGAGGTTTTTAGATGAAAAACAGTGTCTTGGGAGTTATTAGATCTGGTAGATTGATTGAAGGATCTTCTGGGAGGAAATCTTTGGTGCTAAAGATTGAGTTGGGAAGTGAGTTGATTGATAGACTTTGTCAACATCCCCCTTTTTCAGGGAATGACTTAGTGAAGAACCTGAAGGGTTCTGAATCTAACGTGTATGCGATCACGCATAATGCGCACACACCCGCTCGCGAGGCAATTCTAAAATCTAATCAACAAAACATCGGATTTCAATTGTTCTGGAAAGCATATCCACGTAAGGTCGGAAAGAGCTCAGCATGGATATCTTGGAAAAAGGTTTTCAAATCATTGCCACCGATTGATAGATTAAAAAGGATTTTAGCAACTCAAACGGAATATCACGGCTGGGACCATGAAGACAAGGAGAAAATCAAGTTCATACCACATCCATCTACGTGGTTGAATCAAGGAAGATGGGAAGATGAATTGGAAATAAGAAGAACGGTCAGAAAACCTATGGTAGACATGACCTCACAAGCATCAAAATGGTAGGAGATACAATGACATTAAAGATACATAAGAAGTTCAAAGTAGATAATGCGGACGAGGCTCAGATACTTACAGGAATGATCGTGTCTGACAAGGTTCTGAGAGACCTTAGACCACATTACAAACCGGAGTATTTCAACACCACATACATCCGTCTTGTAGCAAACTGGTGCATGGCTTACTTTGACAAGTACAAGAAATCGCCAAAGGCTCACATACAGGATATTTTCAACAGTCATTCCCGACGAGGAATGGATAAAGTTCAGTCTGAAATAATCAGTGAGTTTTTGGTCAAAGTTTCTGAAGATTATACGAGGAAGAAGTATAATTCTCAGTATATTCTTGACAAAGCACACGAAACTTTCACAGCAAATGCTTTGAAGGCTTTGGCTGAGGATATTCAGACAGAAATAGCAAACAATAATACCAAAGCCGCACAGACACTTCTCGTCCAATATAAGAAAATTGAACAGACCCAAGTGGAAGGAATCAACCCTTTCACCGACGCGGAGGCTATCTACAATGCTTTTGAACATTCCAGAGTCCCACTGTTCACTTTTCCCGGTGAGTTGGGACGTCTGCTGAACGACTTCTTCACCAGAGACAGCTTTATATCTCTGATGGGAAAGGAAAAGATCGGGAAGACTTGGCTGTTGATGGAATTGGCAATGCGGGCAAGGTTGGCACGGTGTAATGTTGCCTTCTTTGAAGTAGGGGACATGAGTCAAGATCAAATGACAATCCGTTTTCACATAAGACAAGCCGGTAGAAGCGATCGTGAAAAGTATTGCCAGCAAACATTCGTCCCTGTTCCTGATTGCGAGAATAATCAAGATGATACGTGTTCTAATAGAAAACGTAAATGTAAGATCGGATTGAATGGAGCTACTTCCTTGGAAGATGCTGATTCAGTTTACAAACCTTGCTGTAGATGTATGAAAAGAGATCCTAGGAAGTATCGGGGAGCAGTGTGGTATAAACGGAGAAATCAAGTCAAGCCTTTGACATGGAGGGAGGCACACCGACGAGGAGCACGTTCCTATATACGACTTAGAAGCAAGGGATTTCAGCTCGTCACAAAGCCAAATAATTCATGTAGTGTGACTGAAATCCGTAACATACTAGATTCTTGGGAACAGCTCAACGGCTTCATTCCTGATGTGATTGTGGTAGACTACGCAGACATTCTCGCATCTGAACCTGAAGATTCAAAGAAAGATGTCAGGCACCAGGAAAATGGAAAATGGAAGGCTCTTAGAAGACTGAGTCAGGAACGGCACTGTTGCGTTATTACAGCCACGCAAACAGATGCGGCAGCGTATGATAAACACGACATCGGTCTAGCTAACTTCAGCGAGGACAAACGTAAATATGCTCATGTGACAGTAATGCTTGCACTCAATCAAATGCCTGAAGAAAAGCAAGCCGGTTTTCTTAGAGCCGCAGTACTATTAGCCAGAGAAGAGGAGTTCAATAGTAATCATCAAGTCACGGTTTTACAATGCCTTCAAATGGGGAGGCCTTGTTTAGCTTCATTCAGAACACCTTTTAAAAAGAAGGTTGAAGAAACTGAATAAATCAAATCAAATGAATCACGAATATAAAGGTGTTCGGAAGGAGTATTAAAAAAGATTAAATTTGATTGTCATAAATCAGATTTTGATTTATCATCAAATTACGGTTACAAAACAGTTACACTGAAAAACAACAAAGGAGTCACATCATGGCAAAGGTTACTACAGCAGAACTGGTCAACGCAGCGAAGGAACTCACAAAGTCACTCGGTATCAAGCCGGCAATCGAAGTCGAAGTTAAGAACGTCACGGACAAGGATCTTATCGAATCCCTGACATCAGCTTCGGAGATGTTTGAGGCGGGGGACACCTTCTCGAAGGAAACAACAGCCACCCTTAAGAAGCTGAAACTTGAAGTGCCTTCCAAGGCAAAGGACGAGGAGTCTGACGACGAGGACGAAGTTGACGAGGACGAAGTTGACGAAGACGAAGTTGACGAAGACGAGGATGAGGAAGTCCCAGTCAAGAAGTCCAAGAAGCCTGCGAAGGACGAGGAGTCTGACGACGAGGACGAAGTTGACGAAGACGAAGTT